AGACTCGGTAGGTACTGACGCTTTCAATCCATCCCAAATAAATACTTGCAACGTGTAAGAAGTACAAATAGCATCGGTTAACGGACTTGTAAATGGTATTTCTAAGTAATAAGGCGATAAACTTTTTATCATAATTTTAATGCTATTTTTAATTTTTCATCAACTTCCAAAGAATAAGCCATGTATATATCATCTGGCAATCTTTGAAACGCTTGCTCATATGGCTTAGTAAAAAAGTTTGTTGTTTCAATTCCTTTATTCCAAATTGAACGCATTATCAAAAAGGCAGTTGATTTATAACTTAGAAACTTCCCTGTTTTTTTATCTTTGAATTGAATGCGTTTCCTTGAAACCCAACCGTTAATGCCATTCGTTAAACCTCCTTTTTTTCCAGTGCCTGTTCCGAACTTAAACGGACTTAACGGTGCTCTTGCTGAACTACTTACACCTTTTACTCCTTTATCTACAAACTCCCAGTAGTCCTCAGCATTCCCAAATGTAAAAGATAAAGTAGTTATGTTATCATTGCTTTCAACTTTATAATTAACGCCGTCATACAACGCACTTGTATCTTTCTTTTTTCTTTTAGATAAGTTTGATTTAGCTTGTTGTTTAACATACTTACCGAACTTATCTAACTCATTAACTACACCACTTGACATAATGATAATTCCGTGTTTGGCACTTCTACTTCAAAAGATAAACGAACCCCATCCAATAATTTAGCACCCTCAAAAGAACCTAATTCAAACGATGGATTTTCGCTCGAGGTAATATTATTATCTTCAAAATCAGCATACATTTTAAGCCACATTCTGTTTAAAATTGCAATACAAAGATTGTGATTATCTACTTCATTATCATTTCCAAAAAAGTTATCTTCATTAATTTCTTTATTAATATCTCTCTGATTAAAGCATGATAATTCTATATTAAAGTTAACTGTTTGACCATTTGTAAAACCTCCAGAAACTATGTTAATATTAACTAATGGATACATGATTTCTTTTTTCAAATCAATATCCTGAGCCTTCATAACAGAATTTACCGAACTGTCTGCCTCAGCTAATTGCTTAAGATATAAATATAATTGTGTTAGTTGATTCATTCTTTTGATTTTAAATAATATCCTAATGCCATTAATTGACCTATCTTTGATTCTAATCTTAAGCCTAATTCTTTATTAAAATAAACTGAAAAACAACAATGTTTTAAATCTTGTTTATGTTTTCTTAATACTAATTCTATTTCAGCTTCTAATTTCTGAAGTTCTAAAAACTTTTCAATAGTTTCCTTTTCTTCTATTATCATAATTCTATTGTATTAGTATTATTATTCATAATCTTATGTTTTAATTTCTGCTTATCAATTTTGTGAGCTAAGAATATATGCACCTCATGAATATTCATTTTCAATATAGTATCTATTTTCCAAATCTTACCCTTTGCCAGTTCTTCTATTGTGGCATACCATCCCCACTTTTCAAAATAGTTTCCTGCGTTTCTTCCCTCGCTTGTTCCACCCTCATATATTTCTGGGTATAATTGATTAATTCGTTCGCTAAACTCGAAAAAAAAACCAATGAACCGTTAACAATAGATAAAGGCATATGTTTCATTATGTCAGAATACTGTTTAGTCCCTGTATAATTAGCTATTTCATAATTACCTAAAATGTCTTTCTTTTTAATAGGTCTAAATAAAACAGCCATTAACTTATGTAAGTTTTCAACGCTTGAACCATGTGTAGATATATCTACAAACTCACCTTGTGTAATATTATCAAAGTCCGTTATAAAACCAAATTCAACATCTTTAATAAAAAAAGTAGGCTTAAAATCAACTGTTTGATTCAATGCCAAATCTATTTGAGTAAGCATCATTTTGTAGTCAACTGAGCCTATCAACTCTATTCTATTGCGTTCTATTCCTGTAAAGATTTGAATCTTTCTTTTATTAAAATTGTACTCGTCTAAATCTTCACGTTGCAATAACTCATCGTATTGCTGATACTGCAATAGTGTTATATCGTGAATTGATTCTGGAAGCGTTACTTTCATATCTTATAAACTATTTATTTGCTTTTTTGTTATCTTATTTCTATTTTATACCCGCCTGTTAAATTATATGATACATTGTATCTAATTGCGTCAATTGCGTGATTCCAATTATCACAAAACAACTTACTACCTTTGTCCGTATAAACATAATTGTTTAATTCCTTACCTATATTCTCACCCTCTACAATTAATTTATAATCTTGCATTAAAGCAATACCAGCGCTAATACTACCAGCTCCTTTTGTTGTCGGAACTACTCTGCACCCTTGACCGACTAACTCATCGATTAAACGAGGTTCAGCACTATCAGCTACAATTAATTTATTGCCACAAATAGACTTGTTAATATGTGCTATTTCGGTTGTGGTTAATTTAGGCTTATACAGATGTTCTTTTAAATAAATTATCTTTTTGCTTTTATCTATTGCTACTTCGACAAGGGTTGTTGGATCAATACTAAATCCGTAATCCTGACCGAATGAAGTTTGTAAATTATTAGGATTGAACGTACCGAACTCCCAATTTGTAAAAACAACACCCTCCGCTTTATCTAACCAACCGCCAAGTACTACGTGATTATACTTTGATGGATTTTTAACTTTCATATCCTCAAAATAATCTTGTATTTCTTTAGGAACAAATTCTAAACAGTCTAAATAAGTAGTATGAATATAACAAACATTGTCTTTTATTCCGTTAAACCCCTCCTTTACTCCTTTACTTTCAAAATACTTTTTATAAATAAAATGTTCTTTAGTAGCTGGATTTAAAATTAATATTTTAATATTTGCGTTTGGGTTGTTTTTATCGTTACCTCTAATCGATAAAAATATTTTATCATAAATACTTTCGTCTGTGAGTTCCTCAGCCTCATCTAATATCCAGCAACTAAAATCTTTAAGTCCTTTTAAATTTGCAGTTTGTTGATTACTACCAGCTTTCAATCCCTTAAAAACTATCTTAGCATTATTAAACAAAGCGTCAATTCTATTGATAGTTAAGTTAAAATAACTATTAACTTTTAACATATTTATTTTTTCTTCAACTTCCGCATAAATACTGTCTTTTAATGACGCATTAGTAAACCTTGAATATAAAATTCTATGACCGTAATTTTTACAATTAGTTACGGAACTTGTTGAAACAGCAAATGATTTTTGAGAATATCGTCCGCCTGTTAATATAAAAACATCAACCCCTTTAGGAATATCAAAAAGGGGTTGGAATTTTTCACTTAATTTTATTTTATCACTACTCATTTGGTTTAGTAAATACTATTGATACTGGAAAATTTTCAGCTATTTCATGAGTATTTTTTTGGTCAATAGTTTGTTTAGGCATTCCGAAATTATACTGAAAAAATAATTTAACCGCCCAATCTTTCTTTTCATTTAAAGCCTCTGTAAGTGCCTTAAAAGCTAATGGCTCTAATGGAGTAAGTTTTTCTATTAAACTTTGCTCCTCCGCCTTGCTTTTGCGTCCTGCGCCATCTCTTGCGCCTCCTCTTTTATCTTCCATTTGAAAAAAATTGATTATTCATTTTTAATTATTTCAAAACTTGTTTTATCAGTTTGATTTTCTTTAAATAAAATAACAGTTATGTACTGTTTTTTAAATATATTCTTAAACGCATAAACTATTTTGTCTGTTTCTTCAGTAGTTAAACAATCATACGTTACTGCTGGTCTAATAACTAATATATTTTTACTCATAACTGTCAAATACTTTGTCTAATTTATCAATCATACTTATCAAAGGCTTAGGACTACAACTTGCACACGGAAACCATAACTGTCTATCGAATACACTTGCGTATAACTCACAAACATAGTCTACTTGTTCTTTACTTATTGTAAGCGTTCGTACTGCTTTAAAATCTTTCCAGCTATTATATTCCTGCTCGGTTAGACATCGTGCTTTAAATCTATAAGGAAATAGCTCGTTTAGCTTTTCTTTTCTTTTAT